GTGACGGGGAAGCGCGATAAATTTGTAGTTTCTGAAACGCCAAGAGCCTTGTCTTTATTGGCTTTCGCTCGGAGTGTTTTTATTGTTAACAAGTGCGTTGACAAGGCTGGGATGGTATGAATGTATAGGATGACGCAAGCAGAATACGCAGAACATGCAGGACTAACTCAACAAAGGGTTAGTCAACTCCTTCATGGCGGATATCTCAAAGGCGCAGTAAGAAAAAAAGGAAGGCGTACTCTTATCGATCCTGACAAAGCTGACAAAGCGTTATCGGAAAATATTGATCAAGAAATGGCTCAAAAAATAAGGCAAGCGTACAAAGACAAAAAAGCAGGAGTAAAAAAACCAGCTACAGAAAAAAAAGAAAGCACCAAATCAAAAGCTGAAAAAATAATCAAAGACGGTGGCACAAGTAAGCTAACACTAAGTGAAGCCCAAACATGGCAAGCAAGATACAAAGCAGCATTGCTCAAAATAGAATATGAAGAAAAATCTAAAAAACTGGTTGATACTGCGTCCGTCAAGAAAGTAGCTTTTGAGAAAGCAAGGCAAATAAGGGATGCTTTGTTGAACATTCCTGATAGATTAGCGCCTATTGTTTCAGTTGAAAGTGAGAAAGAAGTAATTCACAAAATATTATTAGATGAGATACAACAAACACTTGAAGCGTTGAGCGATGATTGAAAGAGTAGAAAAAATATATAATAAAGCTTTCGGTAAAGGGCTGAAGCCTGATCCGCTTATAACCATTGATGAGTGGGCGGATAAATATAGATTCCTTCCGAAAGAATCAAGTGCCGAATCTGGACTATACAGGACTTCACGTGTTCCTTACACAAAAGAGATCATGCAAGAATTATCACCTATTTCTACCACACAAGAAATTGTGGTGGTGAAACCTACACAGGTAGGAATTACAGAAGTAGCAAACAACTTCCTTTTTTGTACCGCTGACTTATATCCAGGACCGACACTCTTCGCAATGCCAACCGAGCAGATGGCAAGAAATCACAGTAAGAAAAAGATAGCACCATCGCTTGAATATTGTTCAAGACTTAAGAAGAAAATTAAGCCGGCTAAAGGTCGTGATGGCGGTAACACTATATTGACTAAGGAATTCCCTGGTGGGTCATGGCGCTTTGTTGGTTCGAATAGTCCAACGGCTGCAAGATCGGATTCCATCAAATATCTTGTCATTGATGATTATGACGGTTTCGAATTAACAATGGGTGAAGAAGGTAATCCGGCTGACCTTTTGAAAAAAAGAACTGATACTTTTTCCAACAAAAAAATCTATATCAATTCTACTCCTACCATCAAGGGAGCATCTAACATAGAAATAGAATACGAAAGTTCAAGCCAAGGTGAATATAACGTTCCATGTCCACACTGCGGAGAGTTTCAATATTTGATTTTCAGCCAATTGAAATTCAAGCGTGACGAAAAAGGAGCATTGCAAGAGGATTCAATATATTACGAGTGCAAACATTGCGAGCAAAAAATCTTTGAATATGAAAAAACAAAGCTGATTGCTAACGGTAAATACATCCACAAATATCCTGAGAGGAAGAAAAGAGGTTTCAGGTTCAATTCACTTGTTTCGCCTATTGGCTGGGTGTCATGGTCAAGAATAATTCAAGAATTTCTTGAAGCTAAGGACAACAAAGAAAAATTGCAGGTATGGAAAAACACAAGGATGGCAGAAAGTTTTGAGGAAGAAGGAACAAAGCTTGAATATGCTGTTTTACAGGCTCGCGCAGAACCATATCAGATTAATACTGTACCATCGGGTGGCTTAGTTCTTGTCGCTGGAGTAGACACGCAGGATAACAGGCTTGAAGTATTAGTACAGGCATTTGGAAGAGATGAAGAATGTTGGAATATATATCAGACTCAAATCTTTGGTGAGCCTGACACAAAAGAGGTATGGGAGCAGCTTGATTATATATTGAACCAGCCATATAGACATCAATCAGGAGTTGATCTACACATATTGTCTATGGGTATTGATACTGGTGGTCATTTCACTCAAGCTGTATATAATTATGCGCGATCAAGAGCGCCTAAAGTTTTCGCACTAAAAGGATCATCAACTCATGGTAAACCTATCGTGAATCGTCCGAGCTTACAGGATGTAGATTTTGACGGTCGAAAAATAAAGGGTGGAGTAGAATTGTGGACAATTGGCACTGACACTGCGAAGAGTTTAATCTATAATAGACTAAAAATTCAAACTCCTGGGCCTGGATATTACCATTTCCCAATTGGACTTGACATTGAGTTCTACAAACAACTTACGGCTGAAAAACTTGTGCGACGATTCGTAAAAAACGTAGCAAAAACAGAATGGGTTAAGACCAGAAAGCGAAACGATGTTCTTGACTGTGCTGTGTATTGCCTTGCTGCTGCTCACAAAACTGGAATTTCAATGATTGATTTTGACAAAATAGAAAAAAACTTGTTAAATACAAACAATGGTGTTAGAATTGACCAGAAAAGTAACAAAGTTGTAAGAAAACGTATGAAAAACATCAAAAAAGTAGGTTATCAAAGGCCAAAATGGATGGATAGATAATATGGCTGTCAAAACGACTCTTGAACAATTAGAAGAAGTACAGACGGCTATTAGCGCTGTTATGACTGGACAATCTGGAAAATGGGGCGACAAACAGGTTACTATGGCCGATCTTGGGTTACTATCTCAAAGAGAAAAGATGCTACTTGACAGATATAAACAGGAACAAGGCACAGGCGGAATGAAAATTAATCAAGGGATTATCTATCGTGACTAAGTTGTTGGATTACAACGGGCGACCTATTGCAAATGGTGTTTTTTCATACAAAAGAGATGCAGCTAAAAGAACTGGGGCTCTTGCAAACTGGACTCCGCGAAAAGTATATTCAAGAGATCAAGAGGCACGTGAACGCTCAGACATAATTGCAAGGTCAATTAACCTTATTAACGATGATCCACACGCGGCAGGTGTTGTTGATGCTTTCGCAACTACGATAATAGGCGCAGGGCTAAAACCTATCCCTTCTCTTAACTCTGACGCTCTTGGGCTTACAAAAGACGAAGTAAAAAACATTGAAACGCAGCAAAAGCAAATATACAAAGAGTATTCTTTGCGACCTGATGCATCAATGAAGATGACAGACGGAGAAATACAGTTCTTGAAATGCCGTTGCTTGTTCGGATTTGGGGAATCGCTTGAAATATTATCTTATAGAGAGACACCTTATAGAAGGTTCGGCACGCAATCACAAGTAATTAATCCAGAAAGGCTTAAAACACCTGCCGATAAGATTAATGATGGTAATATAAGGGATGGTATTGAGGTCGACAAATGGGGAGTGCCTGTTTACTACTGGATAAAAAAAGCATCAAAAACTGGTCAGTTTTTGAGCGATAGTTCTGATAATTTTGTGCGTGTTCCTGCAAGAAAGGGACACAGAATAGTTGTTTTGCATGATTACATTACAAAAGATCCAGAACAAATGCGCGGTTATCCGATACTTGCACCTGCAATGCGTACTTTCCGCGAATTTGGCGACTTGATAGGGGCTGAATTAACATCAAACGTTGTAACGTCAGCGTTATCGCTTTTCGTAGAGTCTGAAAATCCAGGTACTGTTGCAAACGCTTTCATGAACACCGATGATTATGACGAAGATGACAGAATGCAGGAAATGACACCTGGGCAAGTCTGGTACGGCTCACCTGGTGAAAAACCTCACTTACTTGGTGCTAATAGACCAGGAAATACTTTTGAACCTTTCACACGCCTGCTCAAAAAAGCATTCTCATCTGCAACAGGGATTCCATTGCCTGTTCTTTTCAAGGACATTGATGGAATCTCTTTCGCTGGTTTTAGGGCGGCTATGTTAGAAGCTTGGCGTGTATATACATATCACCGAACGAGAATAGGCAGCAAGGATTGCCAAACCAAGTATAACATGGTCATGGAAGAAGCATACCTCAAAGATTTTCTTAATCTTCCTAAAGACGATTTTTACGAAAACATGGCAGCTTATACAAACGCTGATTGGTACGGAGCGCCAAAGGGAGATATTGAGCCATACAAAGCGATCCAGGCTGACATAATGAAATTCAAAGCAGGAGTGAAGCCTCTTGAAAGAATAATTTTAGAGGATGGTGGGCCAGGAGTTCTTGAAGTAGCAACACAAATCGAGGATGAATTGAGGATATACAAAGAAAAAAACATCCCTATTTTGGGAGAAGAAAAGAAAGAGGTAGAAGAAGTTCAACCAGAAAGGGGTCAAGATGAGTGAAATTAATATTGAAAATGCAAATTGCACTCAGCTTTCTTTAATGTCGCCAGTTTTATTGAAAAAAGACAAAGAAGAAAAAGAGATTACGCAATTTTCAATTGAAGCATACACCGGAAAGCCTGTTGATCGTTGGTGGGGCAAACTTGCAATCAATGTTAAGGGAATCAAGGCTAAAAAAAACATTCCTGTTCTTTTAAATCATAGTTCAGACAAAATTGTTGGTTACTCAACAAAAACATACAAAAATGATAGTTTTTTTGTTGAGGGCAAGTTTTCAAGTGCTACTGAATCGGCTAAAGAGGTAAAAAACTTGGCGGCTGAGGGTTTTCCATGGCAAGCATCAATAGGTGTTAGACCTTTAAAAATATTGAGTATAGAAGAAAAAGCAAAACATACGGTTAACGGTATTGAGCTAAACGGGCCTGCGGAAGTTTGGCTCGAATCTGAGGTTTTTGAGACATCATTTGTTCCATTAGGTGCTGATGATGACACAAATATAGCGGCATTCTCGAAGATAGTAGAAAAGAAACAAGAACAACAAACCAAAAACGAGGTGGAAATGGAAATCACAATTGAAAAACTTGAAAAAGATTTTCCCGAATTGCTACAATCTATCAGAGAGGATGCAGTGAAGGGAACGTCAGAGGAGCTTGAAAAAGCATCTAATGCTGAAACTGAGAGAGTTTTTGCTATTGCTGGTGAATTTTTTGGGCGAGAAAAAACTGAAAAGTTCAAGAAAATTATAGAAACAGGCGTAACTGTTGAACAACTAAAAGCAATTTCGGAGCTTTCAGCGAAAGAAGAGGTACAGCCTGAAAAGAAAGACGATGTCAAAAAAGAGATCCTTAAAAACTTAGAGGTTGATGGCACTGAAAATCTTGGTTCAGAAACAAAAGAAAGTAAGCCAACTAATTTTATGGGTGCTTGGCAAAAAATACAAAAAGAAGAACAATGCAGTTCAGGTGACGCAATGAAAAAAGCTGTTAGATTGTACCCTGAGTTGTACACGAAACATGCACAAGGAGGCAAACAATAATGAGCGAAACAAAGAGCAAAATCACACTAACAACTGGCGCGGCTGTTTCACAAAAAAGACTTGTGCAGCTTTCGACTGGAACTGCTATTCATAATGTGGCTACTACCAAACCTATTGGTGTCGCTGATTACGCTGCGGCGAGCGGTGATAATGTAGCAGTTAATCTTCTTTCAGGTGAGCAGACCATTGAAATTACTGCGGCTGGAGCTATTTCACTTGATGCTGATGTTTACGCTGCTGCGGCTGGTAAGGTTCAGGCTCTTCCGACCGACGGTGGTAATTATATCAAGATCGGTGTTGCAATGGAAGCGGCAACGGCTGACGGTGATATTATAGAAATACTACCTTATGCGGTGTCTGAAGAGGTTCAGGTTGCTGAGACTGCAACAGGCACATATACGCTTGATGCAACGGTAGCAACTGAAATCGATTCAAGTGCTGCGGCTGTTACAGGGACTTTGGGCGATGGCGATTATGTAGGACAGCTTAAAACTATTGTCATGACCGATGCAAGCAACAGTTCAACTGTTTCAATAACAAATCATGAAACAAGTGATCCTGAAGTTGCAACATTTGACGCGGTTGATGAATATTGGTTAGGGGTTTGGACTGGCACTGAATGGGCTACAGTTTCTAACACCTGTACTTTTGTATAATTTAGAATTGAAAAGGAGTTAAAAAATGCCTACACCTTCAAGTGATACAGTAATTCAAAGGCCGGACCTTGGACAATTGGTAATGGAGTTCATTACCAATGCGCCTACAATGGGTTATATTGGCTTAGAAGTATTGCCGATTTTCACAACATCGGAACAAACCGCGACTTATCCTGTGATTCCAAAAGAGGCTCTATTGTCTCTTCAGGACACAAAAAGAGCTATGCGTGGCAAATATCCAAGATCTGATTATGTTTTTGAGGAGGGATATTACGCTACATCTGAAAACGGATGGGAAGAACTGGTAGACGATAGAGAGCGTAGATTGTATGCGAATAAATTTGATGCTGAAATGGTAGCAGTTAAAAGAGCAACTGACATTATTCTTAGAAGTCAAGAAAAACGCGTTGCTGATCTTGTTTTTAGTTCTACCAATTTCACTGCAAATTCTGTAACAAATGAGTGGGATGATTCGGCTAATGCAACACCAATTGACGATATCAAGACAGGCAAGGAAACAATTAGAGCAGCAAGCGGAATGCTACCAACTGATTTGATTATTTCTTATTCTACATACGAAGACCTTAAACGATGTGATCAAATAATTGATTTGCTTAAATATACTTTCCCAATGATTGACATGAATCAAATGACAACCGCGCAACTTGCAAAAGTTCTTGATGTCCAAAGAGTTCTGGTCGGCGGAGCTGTTTATAATTCAGCCAAAAAAGGTCAAGATGCTTCTATCGCAAATCTTTGGAGTAACGAATATGCCATGCTTACAAAGATTTCTTCTGGAGACCTAATGGAACCTTCAATCGGCCGTACTTTTTTGTGGACAGACGACAGTGCATCTAACACTGTTGTTGAGACATACAGAGAAGAAGAATCAAGAGGTGATGTGTATCGAGTTAGACATGATACAAGCGAGGCATTGATTGCTTCACGAGATTCGAGCGGAACTATTGTAAGCAATATTTCTCAAGCGGTATCTTACTTAATGGATAACATAACAACATAGGTTGACGATGTCTTTTTTTGGTGATTTCGCTGATAATTTGGAGTCTTCTTTGTCAAGTATTTTTACGAGTCCTGCTTCCTATACTGCCGTTGGTAGCGGGACTCAGCTTGACTGTAATATTGTGGTCGACACAAATGCATTAGTTCAACCGGAGGGTTTTGATGTAGATGTATATGAAACGGCTACAGTAGTAGAGGCTCTTGTATCTGAGGTAGGTGTTCCTGAAATTGGCGCAACTTTCGTGCAAGGATCTACAACTTACACTGTGAAAAGAATTGATACTAATGATAGTAGGTTTGTGAGGATGGTCGTTAAATGAGCATAGAGGTTAGCAAGGCTGACATAGCATCAATTGAAAGGATGTTGAACGGCATCAAAGATGGTGCTAAAAAAGCTATGGTAACGTCTATTAACCTTACTGTGAAAACTACTTCGGTTCAAACAAGAAAAGATATCGGAAAATCTTTGAATCTCACAGCAAAAAGAATCGGCGAGGATATCGAAACGAGAAAGGCTTCTTATAGCAACATAAAAGGTCGTGTTTTTTCCTGGGGCGATCCTATAGGCCTCATAAATTTCACAGGAACAAAACAATTCAAGAAAGGCACAAAAGTCAAAGTTCTTAGGACTGGCAACAGAAAACTAATACCTCAAGCTTTTGTAGCGAAATCACGAAACGCTAAAAATGTATGGATGAGATCATTAAAGGGCGGCAAAAGAGTTCATAGGCTACCTATTGACAGACTAACAGGTCCGTCCGTTAGATCAATGATGGCTTATCCATCAAGGCTTGAAAGACTTACAAAAAACGCATCAGAAATATTTGAGAAAAACTTATTGAAAAAAGTTGAGGACTTATTGAGGCGATATGGCTGATACAATAAGAGAACAAATAATATCAAGCTTTTTTGATAGGCTGTCTGTTATTACTACTGCTAACGGGTATAATTACAATACTGGTAATAATACTTATAGAGCTATCAGAGATATTAACAGGAGTAATGTTCCTGCCATTGTTCTTTGGCCTCAAGAGGAAGAAGTAACACAGATACCAGGATACAACAATTGCGTTATGAATATGAAAGTTGAAGCTATCAACACTTTCGGGTCTGTGAATCCTTCTGTTGTGCAAGAAAAAATGCTTGGCGATATTATCAAATGTTTCACAGACACATCGGTCGTTATTTCTTCTCTAATTGAAGAAGTTTTCTACATCGGCGGTGGGCCTATCGCGTTTCCAGGGGCTGAAGATACTGCGGTCGGCATAGTAGCTAATTTTGAAATTAATTATATGTATGATTTAGGCGATCCGTATACGCAAACATAATCAAAGGAGTAAAAAATGGCAACAAGTAAAAATGCACTATTACAATTCGAATCCGGTCAATCCTTGACAGATTATACAGCGATGACGGATTCAGGGGACCATACAATATTCACTTCCGGCAGTATTTGGTCAGGCAAGTCGGGTTATGAGCCTGTTGTTAGACCGAACGGCATGGTGACAGGTCGAAATGTTCTTTCTACTCATGCCACAAATGACACTGTGACAATCGCTGGATTTACTGCTTATTCAGAAGGGACATTGCACACTGTCACAGCAACAACTGATACAATAACAAGACCTTCAGGTGATGTAGCAAAGATTAATTCAATAACAATGGATGATGCTGGCGCGATAGCTGTTATTGCTGGTACAGATGGGGCAACAACTACTTTTTCAGAAACACGCGGTGCTGCTGGTGGACCTCCTTACATTCCTGTTGACAGTGTAGAAATCGGTCAAATTAGAGTGACAACACAGGCGGCTGGCGTAATAGCAGCATCAGAAATCTTTCAAACCGTAGGCACACATACAGAAAGATTTGATTACCCAATTTGGGACGAAAACAATATAGGTGATGGTGACGCAGCAACAGTAGCGGCAAAAAAGAATGCTTACATTGAATTTGCTTCAGCTCTTGATAATCCACACACAGGCGATGCATACAAGAAAGTATATATTAGATATTATACTCCTATACTTGCTAACATACCGAAAGCTTTTGATTTTGTGCCGGCTGAAAACACACATAGTGTTACGTCTACTCAGTATTACGGTGGCACATCTGGAGCTGTATCAAGTACTCTTGGTCAAGCTAGTTTCTCAATGTTGATGGACGATAATATAACAGATTCTATCGTTGCTGAAAAAGATCAAATACTTACTTTCAAGCATTTTGCAGACCGGAATAAAACACCTTATGTACTAACACAAGGCACATTAGGTTTGAGCCGTTCAAATCCTGCTGGAGCGCAAAATCAAGCTGACGCAACAATTTCTGCGGAAGTAGCAAGCGCTGAATTTGCGAGCTAAGGTGAATTATGACTTTCAATATTGAAAAGTTCAACAATTCAATTTACAGGGACAGGACAAAAGATATTCCTGTCCCTGAGTTATCATCTTTTTTTGAAGAAGATTCGGAGCCTGTTTGGACTGTTAGAGGCCTTACAGGTGAAGAGCTTGCAGTTGTCAATGAAGCTGTCGCGGCAAACAAAAATATGAATCAAATTATTGCTTCTATGGTTT